CTACGATAGCCGCGCATTCAACATGGCTACCTGTTCGTCGTTCATATCATCAATCCACATACCGTAAATTTCATACACCATCTGCGCAGTTTCATGCCCCATCTGGCTGGCTATAAATGCCGGGTTCGCTCCTGCCGTCAACAGCCAGCAGGCAAAAGTATGCCGCGTATGGTACGGATTACGGCGGCGAATACCAGCACGTTTTACTGCTGCATTCCACCTTGCCCCCAAACTGCTTACCGAGTAATAAGGTTTCTGTTTTCCGTTACACACCCTGGGCATGAAAACAAAATGCAGTTTTTGCTTTTCGGTTCTGCCGTACTCCCGATGATAAAAGGTGATTTCGCTTTTGCGATGATGCCCGGTCAGTTTGTATTGCTCCTTCAGTGCTTCAAGAGCAGGCTGCAGTAATGTTACTGTCCGGATCCCGGCATTTGTTTTTGGGGGACCGAACATATCCAGTATCGTCAGGTTTCTTCTGACATTCACAGTTCCCTTCTCGAAATCCACATCCTCCCACGCCAGAGCTGCCAGTTCCCCGTGACGAAGCCCGGAGTAAACGGCAAATTTCCACAAGTTTTGGCTCTGTCCTTTTTCACTTTCCATTAATGCATTGAATTCTGTTTTAGATAACGGGTCAGGCTTTATTCTGTTTCGCTGTAATTTTTTTACTCCTTCAAATGGTTTGGTTGATATAAATCCCGACTGATACGCAAAACGTAACAGCGAACAGAGCAGGGCGATATAGTTATCAACTGTGCGCACGGTTCTTCCTTTTTTGTTGGATCTTGGATTATCCAGGTAAAGCGTTTCTCCATGCAGCAGTTCATTCCGGTAGTTTAAGATATCGCTATAACGAATATATGATATCGGGGTACTTTCACAAATTATTATTCTGAGTGTTTTTAATTGTGATTTCGTTTTCTTCATTGTGTTTGTTGTTAACTCTGTCTCTTTAATTTTTGTCCAGATATCACAAAGCTCCCCGAACGTTTTTATGACTCTCGTTGTCACCATTTTTGCCCCAGTGCTGGACTGGGGAAAACGTCTTAAATACTCAAATTCACCGGAGTTTATTTCATGAACTATCAGCGCTCTTAAATTTCCGGCCTTTTTAATATTACTGTTTGTAATCTCCCAGCCTTTTAATGTTTCCCGACATCGTTTTCCTCGAAACATGAACCAGATGCGAATGTTTCTACCTCTAATCTCGACACCTGTTGGTAATTTAGACATATCATGAGTCTTTGATAAACTGATTTATCTTTGGATAGTTGTACCAGATAATCCCTCGTTTGCTGTCTGGCTTACCTAAAGGAGATACTCGTTTGAAGTGGAAGCCCTCCACCCAACAGTTCTGGCGGTATGCTTCAATTTGTCTGGCCCCCAGACCAGTGCGAAGCATCAGGCCGTATTCAACCATCCACTCTTCATTAAAGATTACTTGTGCCATCGCATCACCTCTGGCAGGCGCCAATGTTAGACTGAAATTGACGCCTGATGTTGATTATTAATAATCAGCTATGAAGTTTTAATTTGAATACAATGCAATTCACGAGGACTGAAGTTTCTCGCAATTAAAATTTATCAGTTTTACTTTCTGCTCTCTGGAAACGCCTGCTTCTTTTTTACCTGAGAGCATTTTTTCGCATTCTGATTTCGTTAGTTTAGATTTTGAATATCTTGTCCAGTTAGTAGGAGTGCCACCTTCCTTTTCAATTGTAGCGGTAATTTTATACATGAACGCCTCCATTAATATTTTCAGTGGTTCGTTTATCCCATCTTTCGAGCGCTTCTTTTTCACTTCCACCATAGCCAGTTCGGGATTCGCATCCGTTGCATTTTGCCCGGTAATATCATGAAATGTCTTTCACCGTTACTGATGGACAACCACAAAACGGACATGGTTTAACATCGTCATATCTCAAAGTTTTTGTCATAAAAACTATCTCACGTTGGCGGTGCATTACACCGCCTGGCTGAATTATTCTTCTGAATTATCGATTACACTGTATTCCCCGGTTAATACAGAGGAGTCTGCCGGATCGATTGTCAGTGGTTCCTTTTCATCCATTGATACTGCACGCTGGATTTCAATTGAGACAGGCAGGTATTTAAACAGGCGACGAATAGCCGTTTTTTTTGCCATTTCTTCCCAGTGAGTTACCCACGGCCCGTTATTACCTGCCTTACTCTGGCTGCGCACCAGTTCAATCTGTTTGCGCGTCATAACTTCAAACTGAGTCCCTCCGTCTTTCAGTCTTGCGACAGCATAGACGTGGGTCACTGGTGCATCTTCGTTTTCTCCCGGGCGGTGTATTAACTTTTCATCAAGGCCAAATTCGAAGCTAAACTCGTCACCTTCACGGACAACACGGGCTGACAGGCTGGCGATTTGACCAGAACGGCGAGCCAGATCAATCATGCCGCGATAGCCAATGATTAGCTGAACGTTCTTTTTACCGCTCTTTTCGTTTTTATTACCAAAAGGCAGTAAATATGCATGACCGAGGGCGCTACCTGGCTCAAGTCCGAGCTGTGAACACTGTACGATGGCACCGATAAAACTCGTCGAGTCACAGTTTCTTAGTTCCGGTACTTTACGGATTTCTGTTGTAGCAATGCGGATCATGCGTTCCGCTGTCATGTGACGTGGCAGAGCTGCTGCCAGTTGCGCTTTCATTGCCGGGCTGTTAATCACGCACAGCACATCCTTATCGTTAACTGCTGCTGGTGCACGGTTTCCCTGAGTTTTTTGCAGATCGGCTTTTGCGATAGGTGGTTGCTTAATCATTTGCATACTCCTTAGCCCAGCGGGGCAGTGATAACGTCTTAATAGCTGGCCATTCATCGGTATTCAGGCAGTCAGCCAGGGTCCGCAGATTGCGGTGATATTCCTGCTGGCCTGCCAGTTTTGCTTCTTCGCCCATCATGAAAATCTCAACCGGATAACGTCCGCATTCAACAGTTGTGCTGGCAACCAGAAAAACGAAAGTTGGCTGCACGCCAAACTGTGCTTCATAACCGTCACTGTAGAATGCATCCTGAACGTGATAGCGGTAGTCGTAATAAGCCGTTTTGAATCGTTGAATATCCGCTGTGGTTTTCACGTCCATGATCCAGTGAAATTCAGGAATAATTTTGTCCGGACGGCACCGACACAAAATTCCTGTTTCCGGATCTTCCCAGTAAATTGATGATTCAGCGTGTCCGGCGCTTTCAACAAGCCATTGCCCCAGCGGCAAAGCCATAACGCTTTGATACATGAGTTCAATTTTCCGGCCTTCTTCCGCAGTGATAACCGTTTTTCCTGTGCTTGCGCATTCCATCAGAAACGCTTTCTCTTCTTCTTTTCCGGCGGTTGTACGGCTGTTAAATTCAGGTGCTACGATAAAGCGGTTACTGAATTCTTCCGGTTCAAGTACCCGGCAGTGGAAAGCGGTTCCTAAATCGAGCGTTTTTGTCTTTGTAGTGTCCACGGGGGCATTTTTACGCCACAAATACAGTGCCGGAGTATCAGCAATGTCATCGAGCTGAGACTTACTGACACCGGGACCCGCGTGGTAATTCTCATTCGAAATTCCGTAATAAATACCTGGCTCTATGTCTTCTACGATTACGGGATCTGCGACTTGTCCAGTTTCATCACTGCAATCGCGATGCGGATCGCTGCCAGCATTCTCATTGTGCGGATGTTCAGCGCCTTCCATTTCCTCCGGATCATTTTCCTTAGCTTCAACCTGACTCTCTTCATCGAATGTTTCCTGGTATGTTGCGTCGCCCATCACCGCACCACAGTCAGGGCAGTTATCCCCGCCAGTCTGGCCGCAGGTATTGCAGGCTATTTCCGGTTCCTGTTGCACTACTGGCTCAGGTTGATTCATATCCGGGCTGTTTTTTTCCGTTTCTGGCTGGTTCTGGTACACAGAATCGCGAGTCTGGATCCCCTTTACCCATTTCGGATCGTTCGGGTCGCTAATTCCGTCAACAAATTCACCACGTGATGCAGCAAGCAATTTATCGGCATCGACAGGATTTTTTGATGGAATGTTTTTCCGGGCTTCATGGAGTTCTGCCCGCAGTTCCTGATATTTCGCATCAACAGAATTTACCTGTGACTGAGCATCCAGCGGCTGCGTGTCCTGATGATGTTCAGTTGCGTCCGGTTCCATTGTTTCAGCCTCTCCCTGTTCAACTGCCGTTGTTCCAGATGGTTGCGGTTTTTCTTCGTCATCCTGTTTTCCTTCTTCTGTTACTCGCTGCGGCATCGGGGCAGAGGAGCGACCGCAGGCAATATCCACGATTTCCGGATCAGGGTTTGCATGATCGGTTTCAGTCAGTACTTTGTTCAGATATTCAGTGACGTGCGCGGGGATGACCTCGATCCCAATTGGTGCTTCTTTTACGGACGCAACCACGATGGCGCGGGAATAATCCAGCCCGCCAGGCATGGTGATGAATTTGTCGCGGAAAACAGAAAAGGGCGGTTTATTTTCAGCGATAATTTCCTCAATGCGTTTAGCGTGTGCCGGATGAAGGTTATAGATGTCCAGATCCATTGAACGGGCCAGTACGCCAGTGGCTACGTCGCGCGCCAGTGACGTCAGATCGTGTACGAAACCTTCGCCGCGATCGGTGAGGTTTCCGCCGCCAGCATTAGCACCGGAAGCCGTACGGGTGATACGCGAAACACGATTTCCTTTCATCCACTCTTTTGTCAGCAGACCCCGATCAGTGTAGTCAGCGTCCAGGTATGCCTCGAAAAAAGCAGTTATCAGTCCCAGGTCTGAATTACCGGGATTAGGGAAAACTTTGTCAGTGTCGCGTACCAGTTTGTGAAGGTCGCGAATCTCCAGCGGGTCGAGCAGCTTTGTTTTGTGAGAAATGGCCAGGGCAGTAACAGCCGGCAGTTCTTCCGCCCGTGCTATATGTAATGCCTGAAGTTCTTCCCGTGCAACGTGCGTTACTGGTTTTTCGCTGCCGTGTTGCGCAAGCCAGCGAATGGGCAGCTCCTGACCAGAAACCGGCAGGAGCATATTCTCCTCAATCTCCGTCATGTCTTCGCCGTTGACGTTGGTATTGTCAGTACTGGCTGGTTTCTCCTGCACGGAGGGAGAGGGCGCGATAAATACCATTGTAATGCCATCTTCCCCGCCTTTTTCGTATCGGTTGCAGAATTCGGTATCAAACACGCCTTCAGGTGGAAGGTCATTCACAACGGGTAAATGGACGCGAACGGGTTTTTTAAAGTCGTCTTCATCATAATCGTTGTCATCCATTGCGGTAATGCAGCGGGAGATGGCAACAGATAATTTTTTTGCTGTAGTCCAGTAAAAACCACCTTTAATTCCCAGACGTTTTCTGACTTTGTCATTTTTTGCTTCGCAATATAGCGCAAATTCTTCTTTATCAGTGCTCATTGATAAACCTCATTACAGATTTAAGGGTGAACAAATCCCTGCCATTGCTGGCATTTTTAATCCGTTGGTATGGTGTTAATATGGCTGGAGGGTTATCCAGCCGGTGTTTCGTTATTCAGGTACAGCGATACTTTTTTTACCGGGAGGCATTCACCAGAAATTTTTTGCTCGTCTCTTGCCTGGAGGCAGGATTCTTTACTGGCATAAATTCCGGTAATCACATTCTGTGATTCACCCGTTATAAGAAAAACCGTCATCATCAGTGCAAATGCTGAAGTCAT